CCGGGGCAGTGGCGGTCTCTTTTTTTGTCTTGACATATTCCTTTCGAGAGTATATTCTCTCAGTATGAAACCGCAACTTCATCAAAGAACATTCAATCGAGAGAGTCTTCGCATTTCTGAGTCGTTTCTGTTGCGGTTATGGCTCGGAATATCAGTCGAAAGGCTCTCTCCCTTGAGTGCTCTTGAATATAAGATCAACCGCAACAAAAATGAAAATCAATTCTGAACTCTCCGGGTGGGTTACACTCAGCCGAAAAATTCTCGCGTGGGAATGGTACGACGACATCAATGTCTCGAGACTTTTCATTCATCTATTGCTCACAGTCAATCACAAGCCGAACTCATGGCATGGAGTAGAAATTGAACGCGGTCAACGGATCATCGGATACCCTGCTCTCAGTGAAGAAACGCGACTGTCAATCCGTCAACTGAGAACAGCGTTGTCGAAACTCAAAACGACAGGCGAAGTGACAGTCAAGACATACTCAAAATTCTCCGTCGTTACGGTCAAAAATTACTCGGAATACCAAGACAAAGACAGGCAGAAAGTCAACAACGTGACAGGAAAGCGACAGTCAAACGACAGGCAAACGACAACAAACAACAATGACAACAATGACAACAATGACAAAGAAAACAATATGTCGCCTTTCGAAGAATTCAAACTTCAAAAAGAAGAAGTTATCAAAGATCTTCAAGAGAAGTTCCCAACTCGAGACGTTGCGAAAGCATGGAAACTGATCATTGCATACTACGAAACACACGATCATTCGAAGATCACAAACTGGAAACTTCACTTCGAGCAGAAAGTTCAACAGGATCAATTCAAATCCTTCACGATTTCTCCTCGTTTCAAAGTTCCTGAGAAGCCTGTTGTCAAAAACAGTCCCGAACAGCCGGTGACTCAGCCTGTACAATTGAACGGATTCGCAAAGGGGCTCGCTGAAAGAGTTGCTAAAAAAATCGCAGTTCAAAAAGAGATTCGCTCTCCCTACGTTGAAGCAAAAATTCACAAAGGGATTGACAAGTTGATTCATTCACCGCTCAGAGGGAAGAAGATCAAAGAGCCGACGCGTGAGGAGCGTGTTCGTCAGGTTATGGGATTGAAGCCGGAGAAGGAGATTGATACATATTTCAAGGAGGAATCATGATTCAAAAGAAAAAAGCGCGCGTTCTTTCAGACGAAGAAATCGCATTCAATAAGATCGCGGGAATCCCGAAGATTGTCGGACCACTCAAAAAACTCGCACTTTCTCGAGAGACTACAGTTGAAATCAATGCTCTTTCAAAGAAACTCAAACTTCCGAAGGATACGAAGAAGAAATTCTCACTTCGGAAACTCTGTCAATTGGCATGGGACGCATACGGCTCGAAATATTACAGATTCAAAGATCTTCTCGATCGAGGAGACGTCAAAACTGGACTCATCAAGTGCGTCACTTGTTCAGTTGTCAAGCACTGGACGAAGTTTCAGGGAGGTCACTTTATTCCGAGGGTAAAACTTGACGCGTGGCTACTTCCTGACAATGCTCATTGTCAATGCTACTCATGCAATCTCGAGAAAGGGGGGAACATTCACTACTATACGGATTTTATGATTCAAAGATATGGAGAGGAGCGTGTCGCCGAAATGAAGAAGTTGCTCTATCGACCGAAAGCCGAGGTGACTCGCGAATACATTGCGGAAAGGAGGGAGTTCTTCAAGTCAAAACTCAAAGAGTGGAAAGTGATATGATTTTGTATGGAGAAAATCAAACTTGCAATCTATCATCAGCATACTCCCGAACTTGGAGGGATTGAGACTGCAATCTATAGTCTCATCAAGCAACTCGACCCGAAGAAATTCGAAATCGTGTATCTATTCCTCACAAATACCGGGACTCATCTTGTCAAAAAGTGGAGCAAGTACGCAACGATTCAAAGATTATATGACGGAATGCCTCCGATTCACTGCGATATCTGTTTGATTGCCTCGAATTATCCTGAACACTATCTCATCAAGGCGCGCAAATTCATTCAATGGATTCACGCTGACTATGAACTCTATTCCTTGCCATTGGTTCGAAATCCTCACGTCACAAGATACATCACAGTATCAGAGCACGTCTCAAAGGTCTCGAAACGCCTCTTCAATGTTCCGAGCGTTGTGATTATGAATATGCTCGATCCTGACTTCGGAAAGGGGCTCACACGGCAAAAACAGAAAGACAAGAGGCTTCACTTGATAACAGCCTCGAGAATATCTCCCGAGAAAGGATTCGAACGAATGCCAATTCTTGCGAAAATGTTATGTGATGAAAAAATTCCTTTCGTTTGGGACGTATACGGAAACACTCCAGATCTCTCCTACAAAACGAAAGTGATTGACTATTTCAAAGATATTCCCGAAGTTGTATTTCATGGCTATTGTGAAGACATGGCTCAAAAAATCAAAGACGCTGACTATCTCGTGCAACTCTCGGATCATGAGGGTTGTTGCTATTCGATACTTGAATCGCTTCAGCTCGAGACTTCGGTGATAACTACTGACTACAACACGGCATTCGAACACGTCAAAGACGGTTGCAATGGGTACATCATTCGGAGAGACATGACGGAAATTGATATCAGAAAAATTGCTGAAAAAATCCCGAAAGACTTCTCATTCAATCCCCGGGGAACAATCGAACAGTGGAATGAAATTCTCACGGTAGAAAAAGCCGAGGCGAATCCCGAAGGAATTCAAGTGAGAGTGATTGAGGAGTTCTCAGACGTCAATCTCGGAAGAACAGTCAAAAAAGGAGAAAAATACTTCACGACATTCGAAAGGGCTGAAGCATTATCTCAAAAGAATCTCGTTGAATTGCTCTATATTGAAAAAGGTGCTATCGTCTAATATGGCAAAAGATCTCTGCTATCCATTCGCGAGAAAAACGCGTTTGACTCAAGAATTCAACGTTGTCAATCCTCCGACGAATCAACCTCACGGAGGCTATGACTTCGGAACAAGTGACAATCAAAGCAATCGAGACATTCATTCAGCATTCGACGGCGTTATTATATGGGGAAGTGATCCGAAAGGAGGTCTCTGTCTTGCGGTATATAGTGAAAAAGAGAATGTCACTGAGGTATTTTGGCATATTGAAACACGGTACTCTCCAAGCGGGGCACAGGTCAAGAAAGGTCATGTCATAGGGCTCACAGGGAAATCCGGGATCTATGCCGAACACACGCACGTTCAATTCAATCGCGGTCGTTCTATACGAGGCACTATGCAACCGGAAACACTCAATCCGCAACCGTTCTTCGATAGAATGCAACTATACTCCGACATGATTGCCCCTCCTCCGGTCGTCGTTCCTGTCGATCCGAAAGACGCAAAAATCAAAGAACTCACAGACGCAAACTATCAACTCACAAAAGACAAAGAGACTCTCTCTGACATGGTTGTCGACAGGGAGAAGAAAATCACCGCTCTCGAATCCTCCGTGAACACTGAACAGCAATTGAAAGACAAGTATCTTTCCGACATTGCAGAGATCTCAAAACTTCTCGAAACTCAGTATGATCCCGCGATAGAATGGAAAGGAAGCGCAGAAATTATCGGTCAACACTACAAGTTCGACGGCGCAATTGCTACAATGAAGGCAAACGCTCTCAAGGAAGCGACGACGGTCGAATTGATTGCGTTGATAATAAATAAACTTATACCGCGAAAAAATGGCTGAACAAGTCGATTTCACACCGCTCAAAAAGGCACTCGTTGACCTCGGTGTTTCAATAGTTGAAGGAATGAAGATCCTCGTTGTGTATATCATTCCGTCTGCAATCGTCGCAGTTCTTCTCTCTCCTCAACTCATGGATCTACTCAAGAACAATCCTCAGACTTTACTCTATGCTCCGATCATCAATGTCGCTCTCACAGTCGTTGCGGGGCTAATCAAAGCACGTCTCCCGAAAGACAGTGCGATTCAAGAGATCATCTAGTCTCTGATATTTTACTCATTCGGACGGAACGCCTGAAATATGGCGTTTCTTTTTGTCTTGACAATTCCCTTGAGGCGGAATATACTTGTCTCATAATAAAGTAATACACAAAAATCATGAGACGATTGTCAATCAACGTCGGACGTCCTCAGTCAGAGGAAGAGATGAAAGAACTCTCCGACATTCTTTCAAACATTCCCGCAAGCGAAATCAAATCATTCGAGACAAAGGCTCTCGAGCAGTTACAGGAAGCCGGCTATATCGAAGCCGTGTTCGACCGAGTTTCAGACGATCCGATTCTCGATGAATGCTACTATGAAGGAGTTGAAGAAGAATCACTTCAAGAATTCGTCGTCCTCAAAATTCTCTTTTTCTATGGTCTTTTTTCGGATCGAATCAAAAACGATACTGTCTCATACTTCAAGACAAATCATGAGGGGAGGATCATCATTCGTGAGTCATAGGATTGACTCTTGACATTCTTCGCAAGAGGAACTATAATTGTATATTATAAAATAACAAAAACGTATCATGACGAGAAATACGAAAGGTCAGTTCAAGAAGGTCATCAAGCCTTCACAGTGGTTCATTTTAGGAGTTGCGGTTGCATACATCTCAATCGCCTCATTCCGAGCAGTTCAAGCCGGAGAAGAAATGAAACGAATCACTCTCCGACAAGGGGAATCAATAATCATCACGGCTGAAGTCGCTACGGTTACACCGTCAGTCACTCAAAACGTACCCGAAATCAAAGTCGACGAGTTGAAGGGCGTGAAAGGATACGCCTCCTCATACGGTGGCAAAATCAACGAGAATCTAGTGAATCAGATTCACTCATACTGCGGATCTGTACACAACACAAAAACAGCCGTTGCAATTTCAACAGCCGAAACAGGTCAAGGAAAGCGGGCTCTCTATGCAAACAACTACTGGAATTATGACAGATTTCACTCATATTCATCTCCCGAACAAGTTGCAAAAGATGTTTGTGAAACGATCAAAACTCCGGGAATGATATACAACAACCTCATCTCCGATGACGGATCTGTTGCATACAATAAATCATGGTGTTACGTCGTCGGTTGTCGCGCAGAGCACAATCAAAACAACGAAACAGCCGTCGCAAATTGGAGAGCAAACGTTTCAAGAGCATTCAATTCAATGAAATAATTATGAAGAATCAAGCGATCTGCAATGTTTACGATTCAGCGAAAGCACTCGAAGAGGGGATTCAATACTATATGGATCTATACGGAAACTCAGCAAAGGTCGTTGTGAAGACTTGCCCGACTTTCAGTTATCTCACAAATGAAATGACGGCATTCCTCCTCACGGTCACAATCTTCGAAAAACATAATTTCAATCAAACACAAGGTGAAGAAAAATAACACAATCGAAATCGCCTCTCCGCTCATGGAAATCATCGAGAAATCGAATCTCGGGAAGACGAAAGCGGAATATCTCCTCGAGAATTTCTCGGGATATTTCAAACTCGCCGGAGAGTGGGAAGTCAAAGCGAGAGCAATCAAGATCACTTCTCCCGATCAGAAAGGAGAAATGAAAATGGCTCGAGAGGGAAGACTTTTTCTCCGTGAAAAACGAATTCAAATTGAGAAGGCTCGAAAGGAATTGAAAGCCGACGCACTCCGAGAAGGTCAAACGATTGACGCAATCGCAAAGATTCTCACAAATCTCATTGTTCCAATTGAGGAACATCTTGATCGACAGGAACACTTCATCGAGATCGAAGCCGAAAAAGCAAAACTCGAACGATTTCAGGAACGTCTCAAAATACTCGCAACGTATGACTACGACGAAGATCCGATCATCAATGTCAAGGAAGCAACCGACGAACATTTCTCAAAGTACGTCGAAACGCTTGAAGCAAAAAAACAGGCGAAGATCGCAGAGCAAGAAAGAATCGAACAGGAACGGATCGACACAGAGAACAAACGTCAAGCGGAGTTGAAAAAGGCTCAAGATGACGCGAAAAAGCAACAGGAACTCCGAGAACTTCTCGCAAAAAGGGCTCAAAAACTCACGGAGGTGGGGTTCGCATACAACGGACTCTCCTTCATTTATGAAGAAATAGCGATCACCGGGATTCTAGTTGCAAATATGATCGAAGAAGAATTCTCGAAATTCCTCACAGAAAACTCCTCAATCATTGAGAAGCGCGAAGAAGTAAAGGCTGAAGCAAGGAAGAAAGCCGAAGCAAAGGCGCAGAAAGAACGCGACGATCTCAATCGAAAGTACAGGGAAGAAAAAGCGCGCAAGGAACTTGAACTCAGAAATCAAAGGGAAGAATTCGAGAAGAAGCGCAAGGCTCAAGAGGCTGAGACGTTGAAGGCTCAGGAACAAACTCGCAAACTCACGGAAGCAATAAAGGAATTCAAAGTCTCTGTCAACGAGGCGGGCGAATACACGTTTGAATTCGACGGATTCTCAGGAAGTGGAGCAACGCTCAAGGAAGCAGTCTATCAATTCTCAATTCAATACGAGAACAAACTCTAGTTTTTCAATTCAAATTCTATGAACAACACAATTCAAATCCCGGTCAATGTCATCAAAGCGGTCAAGAGATTGAACTACAGCGAGAACATTCGACCTCTATGTGACAGGACGTTTCAAGTCAGACCGAACGCAATCCTCATCATCAATCCTTATTTCGCGATCGTTGTGAAGAAGAAATTCGACATCGACAAATCTGTCATCATTCAGAATCACAAACTTCAGGCGGTTCTTCAGGATTCTATCTTCAAAGGAAAGAACGCTCTCCCTGAAGTACCTGTCGAGAAATCTCTCAAACGCTCGGAGAACGGAGATCCTGTTTCCTGTTGGATCGCCGGAGAGAAGGTCGTCGGCTCGGTTATGGTCGAAGATGTCTCGGACGAAGAATCTGATCTGAGTACAGGGCTCGAGAAAGTGAAAGTCGCCGGGGAGTATAGAACATCATTGAGCGTCGATATGCTTCAAAAAATTCTTTCAACTCTCCGGGAACTCGGAGTCGATAAAGTTGCAATCTATACAGGCGGGAAATCTGATCCCGCAGTGTTAGTCGGAAAGAAATACGGAGAAGAAGAAGTCGTTTCGATTCTCATGCCATTGAGGTACGAAGACGCAAAGCAATCAATCAGCACAGATCTGAAACGAGTTGTCGAGGGGGAATCAATATGATGACTCATCACAATCGGGAATGGAGAAAGCGCGTGAATGCTCACTTCAAAATCAATTTCATCGATTCATACTATGCTCAGATATGGGAAACATTTTTCGGAAAGGAACTCGCTCTCAGGATCAGCATTGAGGAATTATGGTCAAACTTCAAGAGGGAATTTCTCAAAGGAATTCCGAAGTTCGAATCGTATCCGTCACTAACTCCAAAAATTCCAAGATCATGAAGAACGAAAGTGTATCAATGATAATTGCTCAGATCCTCACAGCAATCATCGCAATTGTATTCGCGGGAGCACTGTATCAATCACAGGTCGAAGTCAAAAATCTGAACAGGATCATCGCTGAAAGAAAGGTCGATCCTCTCTATGAATTCAATCGAGCGAAAGCGAGCGACTTGCTCATCACTGGATACTGGTCACACGCAGATTCAGACGGAAAGACATTCAATCAAAGATTCTCTGAATCTCCTCTTCATGGGGAGGTTGGAGAAGTTCTCGGAAAGTCATACTGTTCTCTCGAGGAGGTGGCGAAAGCATGGAAAGCGTCTCCGAAACATGAAGAGATCATTTCCGACAAGACATTCACTCGAGCAATCATCACTCTCGACATCGACGAGAAGGGCGTTTGCTATTGGGTGGGTACTTATTTCAAAGAATAAATCATGGGAAGAAAACAAAACAAATTCTCAAGGAATCTCGCAAAAAAGGTTCAAGACACGGTGATTCAGTACGCAGAGATCAAACAGTCAATCAGAAAAAGCCTGAAGTCTTTCGGAGCGAAAATCAAACGAGACAAAGCGAAAGGAAATGAGGGTTGCTCAGTCTGCGGAAACAAAGACTCAGGCTCTTTCTGTATGGAGAAGGGGATCATCTATTGCTCCCGGTGTTATAAATTGAAAAAGTAAATCATGGAAATTCAAGAATTATTGCGTTGCAGGGCATGGCATATGAAAGAGAAAAAGATGTTCAACGTCGTGAGTATTGAGTGGAAACAGGTATTGTGTAACAAAGTAACCGACTATTTTCACTTCAACATCGAAAGAAAAAATCAACTTGAATGGTGTTCTCCGACTGAACTCGAAATCATGAGATTCACGGGAAGGCTCGACAAAGACGGAGTGAGAATCTATGAAGAAGACATCATCACCGTCGAAGAGTGGGATTTCACGAATGGGGGTCACAAGAAAAAAGTCGTTTGCGAAGTCGGATTCAACGAAACCGGTGCTTCGTTCAATATCTATCCTCCGACAAATCTCGGAAATGACATATACGAATTCAACGAAAGTGACATATACACCGTAATCGGCAACTTTTATCAAGGTAAATTCAAAAAGAAATCATGACGAAAACAATCAATCGTGAAATATGCTCTCACTGCGGTCAAACGATCAACAGGCGGGAAATTGTACTCACGAAAATCATGGTGAACGCTCTCTATAGAATCTTTCAGTATTGCAAAGTCAACAAAGAAGTCGAAAAAAATGTCGCATGGTTCACTCGTGAAGAGATCCGTCCCTATCTTCTCAAAATGGGCTCGGAAACAATCGTTGCGACTTTCGGTGACTGGAAATTTCTATCCGGTGGAATGGTACTCAAACAGGGGCGCGGGAATTGGGGTCTCGACATGGTGAAAGCCGACGCCTTCTTTCGCGGGAAATGGAACGTTCCTCTCCGAGTAGCAAAGAAAGGGAAGTCAAACATCGTTGAAGAACTCGAGCGCGGTTCAGTATGGGAAGTCAAAGGAGTTGAAGAATTCCTCACTCCCGAAGGTCAAATGACTATATTCTATAGAACATAATATGAAAAAACAAAGATCAAAAGCACTACTCCGAAGAACTGTCATTCAGTCTATTGAGAAACTTCGCAGGGATTACAGTCATTCGTTCTCGTTCTCATTTATTATCGAGAACATTGAAGAGCTCGGCTCGTATTTTGAGATTCCCTTCCGTATCATAGCAAAAAGCGAGTTCTCGGATCTCGTATCATTCGAACTCAGGTTCGTCGCGTCGATCGAAGATGACGGTTCGTATTCCCTCGATGTGATTCAGTCATTGAACGAAGAAAGGTTCGAAGTTGAAAGCATATTGTCGGAATTTTGGTACTATGCAATGTTTGAAGTTATAAACAACAACTGGCCTTGACAGTTCCTCTCAAAGGGACTACACTCTATTATCTAAATTCAAAAATGAATCATCATGACGAGTGATATTCAAGTGAAACAAGACATCAAAGTCCTCCTCGACTCTGACGCATTGAAGCGCAGTCTCGAAAAGTCGTTCGCAACGGAAGGAAAGCGAGTCGCGTTTCGAACATCAGTTCTCTCCCTAGTCAATACAAATCCGAAGATTGCAGAATGCGAGCCGTTGTCAGTGATCAACGCCTGTCTTCAGGCTTCGACACTTGATCTCCCGGTGAATCAGAATCTCGGGTTCGCGTATGTTATTCCCTATAAGCAAAAAGACGGAACATCTTCAGCACAGTTTCAGCTCGGATATAAAGGCTTCCGACAACTCGCAATCAGATCAGGTCAATTCAAGAGAATCAACGTCTCTGACGTCCGGGAAGGTGAACTCAGATCAATCAATCGCCTGACTGGTGAAATTGACTTTCAGTGGGAAATTGACAACGACAAACGCAATGAACTCAAGAACGTCGGCTTCGTTGCATACTTCATTCTCAAATCAGGTCTCGAAGACACTCTATACATGACCGAGGACGAACTCTTCAATCATGGAAAGAAATACTCTCAAACTTTCAAAAGTGACAAAGACTGGATCAGAAAATCGAGCAAGTGGGAAACAGACTTCGAAGCAATGGCGAAAAAAACTGTTCTAAAACTTCTTCTCTCAAGATCCGCTCCTCTCTCAGTAGAAATGCAACAGGCGATCGAATACGATCAAGCCGTTGTCACTCCAAACGGAAGCGCGGAATATCCTGACAACACTCCCGAAACTCTCGGTGAAATGCAAGTCAGAAAGGAGCAAGACAGAATCCGTGAATGGATTGAAAAATCTGACACAATCGAAAAACTCGATCAGGTCATGCTATTCGATCAGTCAGTCATCACAGACGAATTGAACACACTCTATGAAGCAAAGCTCGCTGAACTAACATCAAAAACGGTGAAGAAATAACATGGGAAAAACTCAAATGATTGAATCGTAATATGAAAAAAATTGATTTTACAGACTGGAAATGCCGTTGTTCGCAGTTGTCAAAACTTGCAACAAATCCGCGCAATAAATCAGAAAAACTCTCGGAGACGACAAAATCATATCTCAAAGAGGTGTATATCGAGAGAATGTTCGGACGAAAGAAAGAAATCGACAGCAAATTTCTCGAGAAAGGAACAACTGTTGAAGAAGATTCTCTCTCTCTCGCAACTCGAGTTTCAAAGCAACTTCTCATCAAGAACAGGGAAGAACTTTCAAACGATTTCATCACCGGGACGCCTGACGTTGTTGTTCCTGTACTCAGAGACATCAAATCCGCATGGGATATCTTTACATTCGGCAACGTTGATGAGTGTTCAGACGCTTATCTATGGCAACTCATGGGGTACATGGCACTCACAGGGCAAAAGAAAGCAATTCTCACCTATTGTCTAGTGAACACACCGGAGGGATTGATCTATGACGAAGTGAAGAAAAAGACTTTCTACAAGGGAATCAAAGACACTGACGATCTATACGTTGAAATCTCGGAGCAAATCGAGAAAAATATGACCTACAATGACATTGCTGACGAACTCAAGGTCAAGGAATTCACGGTTGAATTCGACGAAGAACAAATGACGATGATGTACAACAGAATCATCGACGCTCGGGAATATCTCAATTCAATGACGCTATAATGAAAAAAGCACCTTCTAACCCTCCCGCATATCCAACAATGCCGATCGGACTGATCTCCTTCGGAACTTTCCTTGTGGGGAACACTTGTTGTCCTAACTGCGACGAGGTTATAAAATACGGAAACTCGGACTTGCCGTATTGTATAAAGTGTCACTACATTTTCGGAGAAGTAAACCCGAGAAAAGCGGTTGACGACTTGAATACTTGTCCGACTTGCGGATATAAATCAACAAGAAACACACGATGAACGGCAAAGAAATTCACCTACTCATGGAATGGAGCGAACTTCATGACGCGGTTCAAGCAATTCAAGCGTATATCGAGAAGAACGGAGAGAGAATGAAAGTCGTCGACGTCATCAACTGGTACTACAAGACGCAAACTCTCGAGGCAAGAATTCACGAGATTCACGAAATACTCATCGAACACGGAAGGCAATTCCGCAAATATAATTTCACAAAACTTGTATGAACATCTCAAACAAGCAAAAACAGCAACTTCGAGGAGTGGTCAAAAGAACACTCATCTCGATCAAGGAGGGATTCATCTCTGACGCTCGGAAAATCTCCGAAGAACTCAGAAAGGAAGCCGTCCAATACATGAAGATCAGAGTGAAGCGCAAAGACGGTCGACGTGTCTTCATGCTCAGTCGCGAGAAATTCCTCGTGATGATGTATACAACGGCATTGAGTCAATCGTTTTTGTACGCATGGATCAAGAAAGAGAAACCGCTTCAGGCGTTCGAGAATATCCTCGCCGTTGCAAAGTTCCTCAAATATAATGTCACTGTCACAAAGCATGAAATCGAAGACGCAGAGTGAACTCCTTGACTGCGCTCGAGAATACCTCGAGAAGCAATTCGGAAACTCATACAAATTCTCTGACATGGAGAAAACAAGCGGTCATCTTATAGTGACGTATGAGAAAAAGTTCCTGTTCTTTTTCACTTCGTTCGTTGAAGTAACGGTCAACGTTCACGGTGAATTGATGAGGATTGAGAAGTTCTAATTTCAACAGATTATCAGTGAAAGACATCAACAAAAAGCAAAACAAGAAAGTCGCAGAGAGAATGAAACTTCATGCAAAGCTACGCAACAAGCCGACGGCATTGAAGAAGTCATCTCCAATGACTCACACGAGAACAAAGCCTCCGAAGGCTGAACGATTGAAACTGAAGCGAGAACGCCTCCTCAAGAACAGGCTCGCACGAGGTCAAAGAGTATTGTCAATGATCAAAGACCTTGCAAACGACGTGAAAGTTCAGATCTCGGGGAAGAAGGAAACATGATTCACAGAATCTCTCTCGAATCCATTGAATGCCCTCAGTGTCGTTCACAAATGAGATTTCTCAAATACTCAAAAGGGTACTGGAAAGACGAATTCCCGGATCAGAAATGTTACTGGAGATGTGAGAAGTGCGTCAAAACATGGGAAGACGCATTCACTCCGTCATTGCATAAATTGAAACTACTGAAAAAATGAAAAAGAAGAATGAAATTGTATTCAAGTATACGGAACAAGAAAAAGCGATCATCGACGAGTTCGTTCTCAGATTCGGAGACGACAGTTTCGGCGGTGGGAAGAAAGCACTCGCACAGTTTATCAATGGGAAGATGTATCAAACAAAACAGAATCTTCTCGAATTCCTTCATACTATTATGAACATGATTCAAACTCGAGTCGCCGACGAAGCAAAGTCGACTCAAGACAAGAGAGCAAGTTCGCTACTCGGTCACGCCTACGATATACTCCGGGGAGAGATTGCAACGAATCTCAATGAGCCTCTTCAAACTTTCATCGAAATCAGAAATGAAAAAGCATAGTTCGGGAGTCATCGGAACGCTTCAAGACATAAACGAGAGGGAAGAGCGAAATTCTTCTCTCTCTCGGATTTTTCACCTCGCAAAAACGGTCAAAAAACGAAAGAGAGTGACAAAATTGAGTAAAGATGCAAGAATGCAACACGTTCTCGAAAGTATGGCGAATTTACAAGCTAAACGCGAAAGTGGTGAAATAAGGTAAAAAATAGGCGAATATGACCAAGAAAAAAGATCCAAAAGACTTGCTACCCGTCGGACGTCCTACAAAATACTATCCGGAACTCGCTGAGGAAATGCTGAAGTGGTTCGATCGACCTCATTTGTTAGAGCATGAGGAAAAAGTACTCAAGAACGACGGGACGGTAAAAATACGAACATTCTATTCAGCGAATCAATTGCCGACATTTGAAAAGTTTTCAGTTGAAAAAGACCTCGACTATGACACACTTTTGGAATGGTCAAAGGATGAAAACAAACCAGAATTTTCCGGTGCATATAAGAAATGCAAAAAAATTCAGAAAGATATGCTCGTCGATCTTGCAACACGAGGATTCTATAATGCCAATTTCACTAAGTTTGTTGCAATCAATATCACTGACATGCGCGACGTGGTTATAACCAAGAAGGAGGATAGTATCGGCGACGTGAATTTTGATAACTTATCGACTGACGAACTCAGGCAACTCAATGAACTCCTTGCAAAATCTATCCCTAAAACAAAAGATTGAGTACTATAAAGCGAATACCCGCGAACTATGCAAAAGGGACTTTCATTTTTTCTTGCGATACTTTTGGAATACGATCATTCCCGAAGAATTGGTCGATAATTGGCATATAAAATTCTTATGCGATCAGCTACAGGAAATTGGTGAATGTTTGAAAGCTCGTGAACCGTGGACGTTCAACACGCTGATTATAAACATCCCGCCGGGTACTTCAAAAACGACCATCGTTTCAATTATGTTTCCGGCATGGTTATGGTGTATTGATCCGACGCTCAAGATATTATCGGGGACATATTCCGGCGATCTATCAGTACAACACGCTGTACGTTCGAGAGATATCATTCAAAGTGAGATGTATCAAGAACTATTTCCCGATGTCGCAATGAAAAAGGATGAGAATAACAAAACGGGATATACCAACACGAAAAACGGTGCTCGAATGGCAACGTCAGTCGGCGGTACTGCAACGGGTACTCACGCGCACTTGATTCTCATTGATGATCCGTTATCGGCAAAACAAGCACAATCCGAAGCCGAAAGAAAGTCAGCGAATGATTTTCTCACTCAAACACTTTCAACTCGAAAGGTGAATAAAGATCTCACAGTCACAATCCTAGTCATGCAACGTTTACATGAGGATGATCCGACTGGAATGCTACTCTCAAACCCTCAAAAGCAAGTCAAGCATATATGTTTGCCCGGTGAACTATCTGAGGATATAAAGCCATTAGAGGCTCGACAATACTATATCGACAAACTACTCGACCCCGTTCGATTGAGTGCTAACACGCTCCGAAATATGCAAATCGACCTCGGTTCATACGGATATGCCGGTCAAATCATGCAACGCCCCGCACCGAAAGAAGGAGAACTCATCAAAAAGCAATGGTTCAATCGCTTCACAGTTGACTCCCTTATTCGAATGATCAAAGAGAAGAAAGGCGAGAAGGTGAACGCTTCAAAATACATGGTCAAAAAGTTCTACTCTGACACAGCATACGGAAAGGAAGGGTCTGACAATACTGCGACGATGACATACACCGTTTTCAATGGAGATCTCTTCGTTTGGGACGTTTGGGCTGAGAATCTCTCACTCCCCGATTTCAAGCGGAAATTCGTGAACTATCTTCAACTCAATGGATACACTTCAAAGAGTATTTCTCGATTCGAGCCGAAAGCCTCCGGGATTTCTGCGGTTCAGGAAATCAAAGAACTCGAGATCATGATCGACGGCGAATATGAACGAATCAACGTCACCGAAGACGAGCCTCCGAAAGAGTCAAAGATCTCCCGAGTGATTGCAACCTCCCCGAAGATCGAGTCCGGTCACGTCTATCTCATGGAGGGGGCTTCGTGGATTCAGGACTTCATCGAAGAATGTACAGCGTTCCCGAACGGAATTCACGATGACCGCGTTGACACGTTGACCGCCGTGATCAAATTACACCTTCAGAAAGAGAAGCAAGATGATGACATCAATCTTTCGTGGGCGTGAAACATCACAAGGATACAGCCGGCGGGAGAATTGAAATGACATTCGACGGAATGGTACTTCGTAGAATGTCGAAAAAACATTTCACAAACATCAAAGTCGACGACAAACCTTCATAGAAATCAATTGTGAAGGACGATTTCTCCTCCGACTTGCACTTTCGACGTTTACTGCATAGAATAGAACTATGACGAGGACTAATCTGTTGACTATTATGAAATCATGAGTCTCATTGATTCAATCCGAAAAGCCTTCACGAAACAACCGACTTTCACTGTTTCTTCACGTTCGCAATGGCAAGACTACTCACACCTCGCAGATTCAACGAACTATCTTGATCAATTTTTCGGGTGGACTTATAAGGCGATCAAAGTTGTCGCTGATTCAGTCATTCGAAACCCTGTCGTCCTCGCGAAAGGCGAAGAAGACAAGTATGGTGAAGTGAAACGAGCAAACAACGATCTTCTCAGGGACTTGAAACGCTTCAACGGATTTCAGACTCTCAATGAGGCGCGGTGGCTCACAATAGCACACAAACGACTCGTCGGCTCGGCATATTGGCTCATCACTCAAGCGGAAGCAAAGGGATACAGATACGAACTTTTCATTCTCGATCCGACAAAAATGAGCCTCAAAGTTGACTCGTTTGGGCTTCCTAAAATGTACCAATATCAAACACCGGACGGAACAACTCACGACATTGATCCTCTCGATCTGATTGTGTTCAAAGATCCAAACCCGAAAGATTGGCTGAACGGATATTCCGTTCTTCAGGCTTCGAGGTATTCACACAACTCGTATGAACTCGCAATGAAATTCAATATGAACGTGTTCGGGAACATGGGGAATCCTGACGGCTTCATTGTTATGGACGGAATCTCAAACGTTGCGCGAAAACGTGTTGAACGACAACTTCGTCAAAAGTATGGATCTTATAAGAACGCCGGGAAGACCGGTGTCTTGAACAGGCTCGCTCAGTGGCTTCCTATCACCTCAGCACCGAAAGACCTTCAATTCAAAGAGAACATCGTTCTCATGAGAGACGAGATCCTTTCGTTTCATGGAGTTCCGAAACCTCTTGTCGGATTGACTGACTCGACGTACACGAACTCATTCGAGGCTCAAAAGATATTCCAACAGTACACAACGCACCCGGAACTCATTTCCGAAACTGACGCATTCAATGAACAACTTCTTCCGAAGTATTACAAGGTGATGACAATGCCGAAGGATCTGTTCTTCGTATGCTCAAACCCTGTCGAAGCAAACATGAAAGAACAGGCTGAAAATTCCTCACTTCTTTATCAAGCGGGAATCATCAAATTGAACGAGGCTCGAGAAATGGTCAATCAAGCACCTGACGAAGAGAACGGAGATCAATACAAATCCGCGCCTGTCGCTCCGGTTGCTCCTATCGTTGACAATAACGCACAGAATCAAGACGAAACGACTCCTCCTTCAAAACTGGTCAAACTCGAAGCAAAGGTGAAGAAATTGAGCGAAATCATCAAGGAAGCACCTCTCGTCAAAATGCAACTCAAAGAAAAACAGGACGCTCTCAGAATCTTCTTCTATGAGAAATCAATCAACAACGAAAAAACATACGAAACAACGTGCAAGGAGTATTTCAAGGATCAAGCGAACAGAATCATCAAAGATCTCAAACCGACAAAGGCTGTCGACGGAATCGACGTCGCATTCATATTCAACGCAAAATCTGAAGCCGAGTACGCTGAGAAATACTTCGAAGATACGGTCTCACTGATTGCTCGAAACTCTCTCAAAGTTGCAAACGATATGATCGACTCAAACTATACAATCCCGCAATATGCAAAAGACGAACTCGCGCAGAATCTCAAAATCTTCTCCGAGGAAATAACTGACACGACTCAAAAAGATCTCGCGAAGATTATCGAAACATCACTCAGCGAAGGGACTTCCTACTCAGAGACCGCAAAACAAATCAAACAACTGTTCGACGACTATTCGAATGGAACTGAGGAAACTACTCAGGCGCGCGCGACTACAATCGCAATCACTGAAACGAACTCAATCTCGAACCGAGTGTATCGAGCGACGTATATGCAAAGCGAAATCATCAATGGGCTTCAATGGCTCACTGCTCACGACAACGATGTCAGAGACGCTCATGAAGCGGTCGACTTTCGAACTGCTTCGATCGGAGCGAAGTTCCTCGTCGGTGGGGAATGGCTCGAATATCCCGGAGATAAAAACGGAAGCGCGGGCAATGTCATCAACTGTCGTTGCACTATAATTCCTGTCATAAAATAATCAGAAAGGTCATGAATCCATTACTCAAAGAATACTCGGAAATTCTCAAGAAAGACAAAAAGGCAAGACTCAAACTTCTCATCGTTGACATTCTTTCATCTTTCAACCCTACTCGCGGAGACAAAGGCGATCAGGGAGAGCAAGGAGAAAAAGGAATCGACGGTCGAAACGGCAAGACTCCGGTCAAAGGGCTTGACTATATGACCTCAAAGGAAATTGAAGAAATTCGCGAGATTATCAGACCGAAGAAAGGCGTTGACTATTTCACAACGGAAGAAGTCAGGTCAATCATTGCTCTTGCTTCAGAGAAGGCACTCAAAGAACTTCCGAACATTCAAGAAATCAAAACGGCACTCAATGAAGGAATCGCAAAGGCACTCGAGGGAGTCGAGAAGCCTCTTTCGACAAAAGACGTTGAAAGAATTGTGTATCAAATGATCTCAGGACTTCGAATTCCTGTTCCCGCAACTCCTTCTCTATTATGGGGAACTATACTCGGAACAATTACAGATCAAACAGATCTCATCAATTACATCAACAACGAACTCGTCGGAGTATTGAACGATCGAGGGAACTATGACGCCTCAGTGAACACCTATCCGGCAACAGGTGGCTCAGGAACAGCCGGAGCAATCAGAAAGGGCGACTTGTGGTTCATCTCTGTCGCGGGAACTCTCGGAGGGGTAGCGGTTCAGATCGGAGATACAATCAGGGCACTATCAAACGCTCCCGGTCAAACCTCTTCAAATTGGTCTGTCATGGAAACGAATTTCTCGTATACTCCTGAGAACTCAGCAAACAAAGATATTTCAACGTCCCTCGGAACGTCTGACACGAAATACCCCTCACAGAAAGCAGTCAAAACCTACGTCGACACAGGGCTCGGGACGAAAGAGAATTCACTCGGATTCACCCCTGAGAATGCCGCAAACAAAGCGGTCAATCTCGCGACTTCAAATGACACCCTGTATCCTACGGTCAAAGCGGTGAACGACGGACTCGCAGGGAAACAGGCTTCGGGAAGTTACGAAGTTACTGCAAACAAAGAAAACACAACTCTCGACACGTCAACGTCAAAATATCCGACAAATAACCTTGTCAAAGTATCAATCGACAATGCTCTCGCGCTTGCCGTTCTTCTTGCCGGGAGAGCCGGAGGACAAGTCATCTATGGTGGAACTGGCGCAGGGGAGAACCTCGAATTGAGAAGTACATCAAACGCAACAAAGGGAAAGATCTATATTGCGAAAACATCTGAAGTCGCTCCTGACTCATACGCAAACAATGTCGGATCGGGCACGTTTGCTCTCAGATACGCTCTGTGGACTGGATCTGCTCCCGAAGAAAGAGAATTCAGAATCGTCGCAACTCCTTCAACAGGCGCGAGAAACGGAAATATCTTCTTTCAGGATAATAGCGGAACAAATTGGCTCTCTCTCGCCTTCGGTGCTTCAACGTCACTGATTTCATTCTTTCAGCCTCTAATCACGCAAACATCACAGAGCGCGACATCTCCTTCTCTTTCGAACTATCACGCGCTACTTTACAACACAAACAGCACAGTCAACAACCTGACTTCAATCATCAATAGAAATCAGGGAGCAATGGCAACAGGTACAATTGCATTCAGAAACGTCTCTCACTCTGCAACAGTCGGCTCGGCTGATCTGTTGTTCTATCTATCGAACGCGGGAGCGCAAGATCTGAAATGGTCAATGCTCGCAGACGGTACATTCAAAGCAATGCAAATCGGCGCAAGTGCGACAGGATACGCAGATCAAAGGAGTTCAAATATCTTGAACTTCGAGAGCGCAATGTGGAACGGATCTTCAGCCGTTGCGGGAAACTTCTCCCTTCAATCTATTCCGACAACGGTCTCGAACTCGACGACATTCACGCTCAAATACGGAGCAACAACTCTCCTCACGCTAACAAGCGGGGGATCATTCACAATCACAGGAACAATCGTCGGGCAAGTCGGAGACGCGACAACAGCCTCAATCCCTGCAACTGCTATCAGATCACGAAACACAAACACCGGGGCGAACACTTGGACTGGATTCACCTCATACAATTCGAGCAACGTTCCTGTCGGAGGATTCTTCACACAGCAAATGACAGTGAGCGCAACTGTTCCGGTCGCTGATATGATTATCGCAACAGTCAACGGAAGCCTCACAATGACAGAAAGAATGAGAATCACAGGCGCGGGCGTTGTAAACATTGCAAGCGGTGGCGTCATTCAAATCGCAGGGACTCAAGTTGTCGGCGCAAGGGTAGTCGACGCACGTTGTGACGACGCGATCAACTCAGGAGACGCAACAACTGACGGAGTAATTGACGCACTGAGAGACGCTATGATTGCTCATGGGTTGATTTCTGCTTCATAATAGGTGACAATAGAAAACTAATCTCAGACGAGGGAACTATGAATCCTACAGAATACAATCTCAAAACAATGTCAATCAATGACATCAAGGCTCTTGCATACGATCTCAAAATACAGATCGAAGGCTATTCAGGCGCATTGAACACAGTGCAACAGGAATTGATCGAAAGATTGAAGGCTGAACAAGAAAAACAGGTCGCCGAGAAAGCCGAAGTCGCAGAAAAAGCCTCCGCGAAAAAGTAGAACACTTGCGCGAACGCTCGGAATGCGATACAGTAAAACAGACGACGAGGAAATAATATCGAGTTCGATACAATATGAGCGAAAAACAGACTGTCGTCAAAAAATACTTTCAAACGGAAGTCACAAAATCGGAAGACGGACGAATCAAAATCATTCTTTCAAAGCAAGTTGAAGATCGTGACGGAGAAGTCCTCATGATTGACGGTTGCGACATTGAGAATTTCAGAAAGAATTCAATCGTATTGTGGGGTCATAGAATGATCGGCGGTGACATCGAAGACGTCATCGGAACTCTCGTCAATATAGAAAAAACCGTTGATCAAAATACCGTTCCAATGATGACAGGATACGTCGAATTCGCTGATCACCCGAAAGCACAGTATCTCAAAGGAATGGTCGAAAAAGGAATTATCACGTCAGTATCGGTCGGATTCGGAATCAAAGACGGAGGATACAACGCTGACACTCGCACAATCAATCAATGGGAACTCTATGAAGTGTCATTCGTCACAGTACCCGCAAACCCCGAAGCGCGAGTCACAAAGGGCATGAAAAAAGCAATTCAAATTGAGAAAGATCCCTACAAAATGCTCCTCAATTATGAAAGAATACACCCGGTCGTCAAGACCTTTCGCAAACTCTTTCTCTCCGACGAACTCTGCGAAAAGATCGGGTATAATAAAACAGGAAATGAACTTGAAGACATTCAAAACGTCTTCTCGCTAATGGAATCAAAATCTATCTCTTCGGATCAGGAAACCCCTGAAGCCGATGACAAAAAAGAGGAGACCCCTCAATATGTCACACAGAAAGATCTCGAGGAAATCAAGCAAATGTTCATTGAAAGGTTCGGGACGAAAAAAGTATAAATTTTGAATATAGTTCAATCATGGACGAAAACAAACCAGTCACAATGACCGAAGTGAAGGCATTGATCGCAGATCTCTCAAAGTCTTTCGAGACAATGAATGACGCTCGCGAGAAAAAATTCGCACTCACTAACGCAGAAAATGACAAAAAGGCTCTCGACGAGGGCAAACAACTCGGGAAGACAGTCAAATTCCTGAACGCAATCGCAAACGGCGATCGCAAAACACTCAAAGCATTACACAAAGAGCGAATCGAGGCTTCAGGGAAGACCTTGAACGAAGGGACAGGATCAGCCGGTGGCTATCTAGTACCTGTCGAATTCGAAAAACTCATTGTGAAATTTATGAGCCCATACAACGCAATTCGAAGAAATTCGTTTGTTCTTCCGATGACATCGAAGACAAAAGAACTCACGGCATTGACCGGCGAGCCTACTGTCACAGTCGAAGACGAACTTGCAACGATTACCGCAACCGGAATCACTTTCGGGAAACCAGTATTGACCGCGAAAAAGTATGTCGCGATCGCTGATTGGTCATCTGAAGTCGGAGAAGATTCAGCGTTTGATCTTGTCTCCTTACTTGCTGAAAGAATTGCTCGCGCAATCTCGAAGAAAGAAGAAGAACAGTTCATCGGCGGAACTACTTCAGGCTCAGAGGGTCTCTTGAAAAAGAGCGGTGTCACTGCAACACAATTGATCGCAGGTGACGGATTCGAAGATATTACATGGGAAGACCTCGCAGGAATGGAAGTCGCATTGTCGGAAGTAGACGAAGCGGAAGCCGAAACAGCGAAATATTATATGTCACGATCTGTCTATAATGTACTCCGAGTGTTGAAGGCTTCAACCTCCGGCGTTTTCTTCTTGCCTGTTGCTCCTACACAAGCGCAACCCGCGCTCGCATGGGGTCACGAAATCGTTATCACGAATCAAATGCCTAAAATTTCAGCCTCCGCACAATCAACGAAGTTCGTTGTATTCGCAGACTTGAAAAAACACGCATTCATCGGAGACCGAACAGGAATCAAGATGAAGATTCTTTCTGAAGGAACGATCGGATCTGTCAACTTGGCAACCGATGACGCAGAGGCAATCCGCGTCACAAAGCGAACAGCATTCGTCATCGCTGGCGAAACTGGAATCGTTACTCTCGCAACCCGAGCAACTGTCTCAGCATAGTTGACTCTCGATGTTTGAGTGAGGGGGGAATGCAAAAGGAGTTCCCTCCTACTCAGATATAAATTGATCGGTGAACAAATGAAAGTAATTGCAAAACACGGATTCGCATATCTCGGAGTCGTTTATGACGGCGGGAATACCTACGAAAACGAAGACAAAATCTATAATGAAATCAAATCCGACGTCACAATCGTCGAGACTGTAGTTCCTACGCTTGAAAAAGCACAAAACACCGCTCAAAAAACAGTCATCACGAAAGATCAAAAGACCGTTCGAACAGTGAGCACGTCAGATTATAGGAACAAAACAAAGGCAAAAACAAAATGATCACTCTCGCAGACCTCAAAACATATCTCGGAATCACGGTGTCAACTGACGACACTCTCCTCGGTCAACTGATTCTCTCAGCGACGGCAATGATTGAATCCATTATCGGAAAATCAATCGTCGTCAAGTCGTTCACGGAGTACGTCGAATATGGCGAATCAGACTTTGATCTTCAGAAAAAAGCATTGTTCGATCTGAACAAACTGCCGGTTCAGGTAATACTCCCGAACTTTCCTGTCGTTGCTATTTCTTCGATAAAATACGGAGACGCTGAAACTTCACTCGTTTCCGGGACTGACTACTCGATCGACCTTCAAACAGGTATCGTCACACTGAGCAGAAAATTTGAAGATCTTGTCATTGTGTACACTGCGGGATTCGCAACCTCTCCGTATGATCTTCAGCAAGTATGTAAAGAAATGGTCAAAGAAATGTTCGCGGGAGCAAAAGGAACAAAGGGCTCAGGAACTATCAAGAGCAAAAACCTCGGAGGATTCTCCGTGACATACGAACTCGGATCTCCCTCAATGGAGAAGTATATGAGCGTATTGAATAAATATGCAACCGTTGAAATATGAGTACAATCACCTCATTCTATACAACGACGTTCTCATCAAAACGCATGGTCAAAAGTGGCTCAAATCGCCTCGATACGTCTTCGACTATACAAACGAGTCAAGCCTGTTCTCTTCAGCCTGTTCAGAGCCGTTCTCAGTTGTTCAACGTCGACAACTTCGGAAAAGAGTTCGTCATGCGTTGCGACAGTTCACTCGACGTGAAGCCGGGAGACATTGTGACGATTGACTCTGTTCAATACGGAGTGCAAGGAGTGAGCCTATACACTGACATGTTCGAAGGAAATGACAGTCATCTTCAGGTCTCACTTGTAGCAAAATCAACATGATTCATCTTGACGTCGAATTCAAAGCAAAACTCGCAAAGATACTCAAGGACGGAGAACTCTCGAAACGATTCTCGAAAGGGATCAATGATTCAAAGTATATTGTCGAGGGAGAATATCGAAAGGAAGCACCTGTCGACAAGAGCCTTCTCCGACAACTTATTTCCTCGAAAGATGTCGCAGGGGGATTCATCACGACAACAACAGCAAAATCAGCCGGGGGAAAGCCGTATCCTCTCTATATTTCACAAGGAACAGGGAAGTTCAAGGGAGATCCTGACGGCGGGTACACGACCGGGCTCGTTCGCGCGCGCGGGGGATACACCGACAAAGAGATCATCATGTTCAAGGCAATGAGAAAGAGAGGCGTTGAAATGTCAATTCGTCCGAACAAATTCGCAGTCAGAGCTGAAAGGAATTCAAAGAACACCGTCACCGAAGTCTTCATTCTACTCGTCGACAAATTATCTCGAGAATTGGTCAACTTCAAATAATCTGATATCATAGACAATGGCAAACTTTCAAATCCGCAATCCATTTCACACAAAGATTCTCACTGATCTCAGAGCACTCAAACACGTCAACGGATCTGACGCACTATTCGCAAGCGTTGACGAGATATTCCTGACGCTTCCCGCGTCTCTTCCTGTTTGTGAAGTTATGCCGTCACCTGTATCGACTTCCGTCATGGGGCTCGAATACAACGAGCAAGCAATGGGATTCACTGCGGTAACATACGAAATCATCAACTTCGAAGCCGGAGCAAGCGACGCCGACAAACTCACTGAAGCAAAGCGTAAAATGACACGAATCAAAGATATCGAAGACATCGTTCTTCAATATCTTCAAGAGATCCCGGACGCTCTTCGAGGAACAGTCGCGGGCGCAGACGTTGAAAGAATTGACATTCAGCCCTCGTCATGGGATTATCAAATAGGCGAGGACGGTCTCAGAGTATATCTGAGCATAAATTTCTCTATTGTATACACGATTATACCGAAACAATTATGAAAAAACTGAAAAACGAACAAACCGTCGAGACGCCTGTTGCACAAATACAAAAAAAAACGTACACTTTCCATATTGACAGTCTAAAAATTGTCATCGAGGCGACGAGCGAGGAAGAAGCGAAAAAACTTCTTGAAAAACAAATCTCAGTGAAGACTAATATCAAGAAATAACAATATGATCGGAAGACTTGTCACTCTCGGAATCGCACCTGAAGCGACTCCATATACAGCCGAAGCGTCGGCAACTTATATCATGCCAAACGTCGAGATCAAAATTGATCCGAAGGTCGAAATGGCAAAAGACGAAGCAATGCTCGGATCTTCTTTCGCATTTGATGACGCGCGTCCCGCTTTACAGTGGAGCGAAGTATCAGGAAAGATGAAAGTCAACGAAGACATTCTCCCGATGATTTTGAAACAAAAATTCTCTATTTCTTCAAGTGCTTCAGTCGGTGAAACTGTCGTATATACTCACACTATGACATACTTGAACACAAACGTTCCCTCAGCAAAGCAATCATTCACTCTGTTCGTTGATGATCCAGCTGTTGCAGATCAAAAGATCGCGGGCTTCAGATTCGAAAAAATGGATTTCTCCATTGATCAAAAGGGCTTTGTATACATGGAATTCTCAGGAAAGGGACTGTTTCCCGCAAGCGCAACGATCACAAACTCGATCTCTCTTGCTCCGAACTCATTCCTCGGTCGTCATACAGTGTTTCAATTCGCAAACTTCGGATCGGCACTTGCAAACCTCTCGATTCTAACGTTGAAACTTGCTCACTCATTCCCATTGAACGGAGATGACACAATGTTCGAACTCGGAAGCGAAGCACCGACAAACATCTTGACTCTCGCAGACGAATTCACAATGGAATTCTCAAAAATAAGAGCGAACAACACCTATCGCGACGCATGGAGCGCGGGAACAAAGGTTCAAGCGAAAGCGACGATTTCAGATACTTCTCGCTATGTCGTCGGCTCGGTAGCCTCGACACGTCCTTCGATTGCATTCTTCTATCCAACAGCAAAAATCACGGAATGGTCTGACGAAATGGGCGCGAACGATGTTCGCAAAGAAACGCCTGTTCTCTCAGCAATAGACGATCCCGCAGTCGCAACAGCACCTCTTCAGATTGTGATCACAAACGCTGTCGCGTCATACTAAACTTCGGAGGTATATTTCAAGACTCTGACTCTTGCTCCAACTGAGGCGAGAGAAGGGGGCGCGAAATGAAGGAGAGAGAATCCTCGTCTCGGTCTCTCTCCTCCTCACTGAAAAGAGACGACATAATATAACAACGAGGAAATTATGGCATTCTATCGAACAAAAAGAGTTGAACTCGCAGAATTCGATCCAAAATGGAGCGAGTCTTTCGTGTTAGTCAAAACAACAGGTCTTCAGGATATCTTCAACAAGAAAAAAGAGATTGGTCACAAGAATCAAGAAGTTCAAAAACTTCAGAAACTATCAGAAAAACCAGGTGTCACAGCCGAGGAACTCGAGGAATATGACACAAAGGCAACGAAACTCGCAGGGGAAATCGTGGCGTTGACCTATAAAATGGTATCGGACGTCTTCGTTTCGGGTATGATTTACGACAACGATGAAGACAAAACACGTCCTCTATTGGCTGAAGAACTCAAGGAATTCGATTCTGAGGTGCTCAAGAAAGTCATCGAGGAACTGACAGGAAACGTCCCAAAAGCCTGAAAGAGGCTCTCGACGCTTCATTCAACCTGAACGATGACAGTCTTTTCACAGACGGAGACGTTGCCGAACTCGTTTTCATGGAGTATCAAAGGATCATCGGTGGGCTAACATGGGAACAGGTACTCAAAGAATCTCCCGATCACGTTCATTCGACCGTTTACCTTTACAATTTACGAAAAAAAAGAGAGAATGAGAATAACAAGACGAGGAAATAATTCACAGTGTTCATGATATGGCTTCGGAAATTGACATCAAAATTCTCGCAAAAGACCTCGCCTCTTCGGTCATCAAAGGTGTCACAAACGCAACCGGCTCACTTGCAAGCACTGTCGGAAACGTCGGAAAGGCATACGCAAACTTCGGATCAACTATTGCAACAGCCGGGGCGGTCGCTCTTGGTGTTGGCGTTGCGGGGCTCAGTGCTCTCGGAATGCAAGCAATAAACACCGCAGGGAAATTCGAGTCAATGGGCGTTGCTCTTGAAACAGCATTCGGGGGAGATAAAAAGGCAGCGAAAGACGCTCAAGATACAATCACGAAATTCTCGGCGAAAACTCCATATCAACTCAATGAAGTTCTCGGATCATTCATCAAACTCAAAAACCTCGGTCTCGATCCTTCAGAAAGAGCGTTGACATCTTACGGAAACACAGCCTCATCAATGGGAAAGAGCCTCGATCAAATGATTGAAGCCGTCGCAGACGCGTCAACACTTCAATTCGAACGACTCAAAGAATTCGGTATTCGAGCGGAACAATCAAACGGAAAGGTCGCGTTCACGTTCAAGGGCATGAAAACAACGGTCAAAAACGACTCAAAATCAATTCAGGACTATCTATTGAAACTCGGGGAGACTAACTTTGCGGGCGGTATGGATAAACAATCAAAGACTCTTCAGGGAACACTCTCGACACTTGCTGATTCATGGGATCTGTTCATTGCGGGAATTGCCGAAAGTAGCGGTCTCCTTGACATTGCAAAGGGAGCAGTCGTAGCATTGTCGGAAGCATTGAGCGGAGACACTGCAAAGAACATTTCAAACGTCATCAAAGCATTTGTTGCGTTCGGTCAAGGTATGGTGTACGCAGTGCAAGACATGGAGGGATTCAATGACGCGTTCGCGTATGTCTATGAGATCTTTCCAAAAACTGAGCCGTATATCAAGAGATTCTCCTCGATACTCGACACGATATTCACTTTCATCAAAACAAACAAAAAAGAAGTCATCGAATTCGCAAAGATATTCGGATCTCTCGTCGGTCTCTCTGTCGTTGTCGGTATAATTGCCTCACTCGTCAATCCTTTCACTCTTGTTCTCTTGGCAATCACAGCAATTTCAGTCGCAGTCGTTGTTCTTCGTTCACTATGGGAACAAAACTTCATGGGTATTCAAGACAAAGCAACGGCGTTCCTCGGGATTCTTCAATCAATCTGGTCATGGATCTCGACGTATATCATGCCGTTGATTGTACTATTCGGGCAAACTGTCGCGAATGTTTTCATGTTCCTCGTTCAAACTTGGAATGAATGGAATCTCACAGGTATCATCATCGCGGGATTTCAGTACTTGTGGTCTGTTGTTCAGACTGTTCTTCAGGGAATCGGACGTCTGTTTGAAATCGTTTCACTCGTAATTCAAGGAAGGTGGCAAGAAGTCGGAACAAAGATCGTCGAATACATGAACTGGTCATGGGAAAGAATGAAGGAAACATGGTCAAAACTCGGTGACTTCCTCGGAAACATATTCAAGGGAGCAGTCGGAGTCATCAAAGATATTATCAACTGGGGAATCATTGATCCAATCAACAGGGCACTCGGTGGACTCAATAAAATCATCACCGAAGCAAACAAGATCCCGGGAGTCAGTATCGGATCGGTCTCTGCAATCCCTCGACTTGCTCAAGGTGTCAACAACGTTCCTCGAGACATGGTGGCAATGATTCACAAAGGCGAAGCCGTCGTCCCTGCAAAAATGAATCCTTTCAATCCAAACTCACAAGCAAACGGAGTCGGTGGAAATGTTACAATTCAAGTGATTGTTCAAGGTACTATTCTCGGAGTGAATGATCTCATCGAAACCGTCGCTCGAGGAGTATCTGAAGGTCAAGCGCGATCAAATAAACTTGCAAGGCTGAACATACAATGAAAAAAATCAATCTCGTCGAATACGGAGCACAGAATCTCACGAATAATCCGAACTGCAAAGTTTTCAATCGTTCGGGATTCCGAGATCACACGATCGAATTTCAGGCGAATAAAAACGCAAGACAATCAGGTTCAACACCAGTTGCGGTTCGTATCTCTGACAAGGAAATTTCTCTCTCTTGTCAGGTTCAGGAAGATTCAGCAAGAACTCTCGTTGATGTTTGGACTGAACTCAAGCGCGCTACTGAAGACGGAGGTCGATATCTCCGCATAATCAGAAAGTGGGATCAAATAACCTCAATGACTACGGATACAGATTGGACTCTTTCTGACGACGCGGTGAATCGCTCGTATACAACTCAAAAGAGGTGGTTCGACGGTGGAATCCAATTCGACGCAGACGTTTCAATCTCAGGGAACAATCAAGCAACCATTTCAAACATAAATCTTCCCGGAATCAATGTCTCACAGTACGCAGGGGAAGGAAACATCGAGGCATATCTCGACATCAACAACGTTGAACAACTCACAGGACTCGTTCTTGTTGTTGGATCTGACGTTGACAACTTCCTCGTCGGCACAATCACAAAACAAATTGATGACGCTCCAATCACTGAAGGGCGAAACAAGTTCTCCGTCTCTATTGCTGACATGGCTGAAACTGGCTCTGTCGACTACGGACTCCTCGGGAGGTATGTTTCCCTGTCTATACAGTACGCGAGCGCGCAAGACGATATCGCAGGGATTGTCTTCGGGGGTATTATATGGCAACTTGAATCCGACACACTCAATTTCAAATGCTACGAACTCGGAATCTCAGAATCAACAGTTCGAGAAGAAGTCGATCGACGAAACTTCGAAATCAAATTCAGCGCATACAGGGGAATCGGAGAAGGAACAAACAGTGAACTCGTATATCTTCAAAACGGTGTCTCTGCAATCACTTCAGATTTCATCATTGATCTCGGGGGCTCTGCAACACCTGAGCCGGTCATCACACTCAAATTCACAGGCGTCACAAATCTCTCTGCGCTCACTCTATACAACAAAACGACCGGTGACACAGTAACAATCACGCGAACATGGGTCATCAACGACACGATCGAATTCAATATGACTACAAAAACAGTCAAAGTCAACAACACAGCCGTCGATTATACTTCGGTCATTCCTCGATTCGCACTCGGTAGAAACAAAGTGAACATCGCTCTCGTTGCAACTTCGCAAGACATCATCTCTCAGACGACAAACAACGCTAATCTCAGGGGGGAACTCTAATCATGGCAACTTCACTACTGGTCTCAAATCATGGATCTTCAACGTGGGATCTCGCATGGAGCGGAACGAGAATGTGTCAGACGTTCGTCATGCCGGCGGGATATGATCGAATCGACTACGTTCAACTATATCTCCGAAGAGCAGGATCTCCGGGCGGGAACGTTACTGTCGGAATATACGCAACTTCGGGAGGTCTTCCGACTGGATCGGCTCTCGCGACTCAAACATACGCGTCAAACTCAATTTCAACTTCAGGGCAAACAATTCAATTCGATTTCACTGACATCGCTGTCACAGCCGGATCAAAATACGCGATTGTGTTCGATAATCCGGGAACTTCTTCGTCAAGCAATGTCGGTTGGTATCGTGGCTCAAATAGTTACGCAAACGGCGATTCTTACTGGAAATACTCTGCGGGATCTTGGACTGCGAACGGATATGATATGTGGTTCGAAGTGTACGGCTATCAATCCGCACTCACTCCGACTGTCACTACTGATTCAATCGGGACGGTCACGTCTTCAGGCTTCACGGTTGCGGGAAATGTTTCCTCGGACGGTGGCGCAACAGTTACCGAACGCGGTGTCGTGTATTCTCCCTCAAATGGTACTCCGACAACAGGTGATTCGAAACAAACAACGACAGGAACGACTGGAGCAATGAGTGTCGCTGTCACAGGTCTCTCTCCGGGTACTCTCTATTATGTCAGGGCATACGCGATCAACTCTCAGGGAACTTCATACGGAGCAGTCTTGACTCAATCAACTGACGCCGTTGCTCCTACTGTCACAACAGATTCGGTCGCAAGTATTTCATCAAGTCAAGCGACAGGATCAGGAACAGTCACCGCAGACGGTGGCGCGACTGTCTCTGAACGCGGGATTGTATGGGGAACTTCTTCAAATCCGACAACTGCGGGAAACAAAATCGCTTCAGGAAGTGGACTCAGCGCATTCAATGGGGTCATGACGAGTCTCTCGGCGGTGACGTTGTATCACTATCGAGCGTATGCAATCAACTCAGTCGGAACATCATACGGAACTGACAAAACATTCACTTCTCTCGACATCATCAAAAAATGGGCTCAATCATTCATCGCTGTCGTTACTGGAACAATCACGAAGATCAGTATTCCTGTCAAACTCTTTCTTGGAACTTCGGGGACTCTCAAATTGAAGATATACAACTCGAGCGCGGGAGCACCGAACACGGTTGTCTATACTGCAACGCCGATCACTCTGACGAATACTTCCTATCAGACGACCGAAATTGCTGTCAACTATGCAATCACAAGCGGTTCGACATACTGGATCGTCATTGAAGATCCTTTCGTTCCGGGATCTTTCGAAATAGGAATCGGATACAATACTGCGGGAGGTTATGCAAGCGGAGCAATTCGCTATCAAAAATCGTCAACTACTCCGACGTGGGAATCTGCGGGATACTCGTCTGCTGACATGATGTTTTATGTATACACACAGCCGACAGTGACCGCTCCTTTCAACGTTGAAATCAGATCACGAAAATTGTACAAATGACATTCTCAAACGGATATTTATACCGAAGAAGAATCACGTTTCCTTTCGTTACTGGTTCGCATAACAACGGAATTCTTCTCATTTCAGGGACTTTCGACTATCTCAAAAGCACTGCAAACGGCGGGAAGAGTGAAACTCTCTATGATATAAGGTTCGAGCAAGGGGGAGCGTTGATTCCTTTCGAACTAAAAAAATGGGATCGAACGACAGGTCAACTCATAGCATTCGTCAAAGTTCCCGCATATTCGGCGAGCGATAACATTGAAATATACTACGGAAACGCAAGTCAATCAGTCACCGAACAGGATCTCGCGAATACATGGTCAAATTATTGGGCTGTTTGGCACTTGGGCGCAACTACTGACTCGACCGGGAACGGATACACTCTCACGCTCAAAGGAGTCGGAGAGCCTCTCGCGGTCACTGGAAAGATTGATCAGGGATACCAATTCGACGGAGTGAATGACTACACTTCATTTCCCGCAATTCCTACACTGACAGGCGTCACAACGCTTCAGATGTTTGTCAATCTGACGTCAAAGGCTTCAAGAATGAGAATCTTCAACTCGAATTTTTGGAACTCAATGTATATTGACACGGCGAGCACAAATCTCGTTGCCTTCTTAGGAAACGGAACAGCATACGGAAACTCAAACACGCTCTCGACAATGGTCGATTATGGAGCATGGAATCTGTATCACTTCGTCAACTCTGCAAGCGGGGCGGGCGGGGGAAAGGCATACAAAAACGGATCTCTCAAAGCAAGTCTCCATTCGGGAGGGCTCGGATCTATGTCTCAGAATCCTTCATATCTCGGCGCGCAGTCTGCGGGCGGTGATTCGACAAAGGGATCTCTCGAAGAAGTGAGAATCGCAAAGTCCGAACTCTCTGCGGAACTCATCGCGACAGAGTACGCAAACATGAACGATCCCGCAACTTTCGTTTCAATCTCTCATGAAATCGCCTCAATTCCGAACGTCACCGGAGCAATTACAGGAACACTCCTCAAAAACAAGACTTTCACTGTCAAAATATACGACAAAACAGGAACGACTCTTCTCGGAACATGGAGTCCTCTCACAGGCTATCCATTCACAAAGGTCATCAACGGCGGTTGCGGTGAAATGTCAATTGATCTTCCTCGCACTTTCGACAGATACAACACTGACGGAACAGTCGCATTCTTGAATAAGGTCGAAGTATGGGTTCAAGACATTGACACTCGAGCGACATCGGGGATTCTCGTATACTCGGGATTCATTGCTGACATCGAGATCGGAATTCAAGACGGTCAAGAATCAGTCAAAATCAAGACTCTCGGGCACTATGTTCGACTCGGATTCGTGCTTCATTGGGACGGAACAAACGTGAGAATGACATACAATTCGACAGATCCCGCAGATATTGTCAAAGATATTGTCGACAAATTCAGAGCAAACGAAACAGATCCTTTCATCAACTATTCAGCGACATCAATTCCCGCTCTCGGATTCACCGTTTCATACTCTTCAGACTCAAAGTTCGGTCTTGAGTTGCTCGACAAGATCAAGGAAATGACCGGCGTCGATTATTACTACTTTTTCGACGCTTCAAACATACTGACATTCAAGCAAAAACCGGCAACGGCGACACACACTTTCACAATGGGGGCGAATGTACAGAATCTCAGAATTCTCAAGTCTTGGACTGATATTGCGAACGTGCTCGTCGCTTGGAACGGACTTCAGGAAGACGACACGAACTTTCTTTCTAAAATGTACTACAATTCAGCCTCGATTGCTTCCTACTGGTCAAAAATGGAACGAATGACAGACGGAAGAATCACAGATCCCGCGTATATGCTCAAACTTGGAACGGCATTCGTGAACGCAAACAAAGATCCGAACGTATCAATTCAACTCAGAGTCACCGACAACAACTTCGACACTGAAAGAGGATACGACATCGAATCAATCAATCCCGGTGATACTTGCAAGATTCTCAATCTCTCCGATCCTGACATATACTCATCGAATCTCCTCATCACAAAAGTCACCGTCGACGGAGAGGGGCGATTCGCTGACATCGTAGTCGAAGACAAGCGCGCTCTCACAGGAAAGGAACTCAATGACGTTCGAAGGGGTCTCTCTGACGCAGTGTACAGCGACGGAATATCTAATATCACAAAGGTCTCCGTCTGAAATGGTACTACTTGAAACACTTCGAAGAATGATCGGCGATTATGGCTGGACTTCTTTCGCTCCGTCTCTCGCGGGAATAACTGTCGGAAACGGAACATTGACCGGATTCTATACGAAGATCGGAAAGACTGTTCATATCAGAGTCAAATTGCTATTCGGATCAACGACTGCGGTCACAGGTGGCGTCACGCTCACTCTTCCGACAACTGCAAAGGATACGACGTTTGGGCAACCGATCGGAATTGTCAGGCTATTCGACACAGGGACGGCGACATATCAGGGTCAAATCGTCATCACAGGAAGCGTCACAGTCATCAAAACTGACGGAACATACGCGTCGAATGTCGCATTGTCATCGACAGTTCCTCACACTTGGGCGACAGGTGATGAAATCGTGATTGAAGGAACATACGAGACGTCATAGTTGCAATCAATGACAATCCTTGCGAAAATTGCTATCAGTTGATAATATGAAATGACAGAGGGCAAAAAACTATGTCGGGAAATAATACAGAAAAAATGCGTCGTCAAGACGATATGATCATGAAAGACGTGCAACAACAACAGGCGGAAATTATAGGACTATTGAAATCACACGATGAAAAGTTGTCAAAACTCGTCGTCGGAATGTATGGAGTCCCTGAAAACGGTCAAAAAGGAGTCATCGCAATCATGCAAGATCACGAGCAAAGACTCGTCGCAATGGAAGATAAATCAAAAGACTTTCCGTTTGAGCCTCTCCGCAACGGTTGGACTTCAATCCGAACGATCCTTGCTGTCATGAGTGCTCTCGGAATTACTGTCATGACTATAATCGCTCTAGTTGTCGAAAGAGTATTCGCGAAAATCCCATGACAAACGCACCTTTCTCTCGCATAGAGAGGAGGAATCCCCTGAAAATATCCACAATCTATACACAAAATAAGTTGATCAATCTTTTTGTATGCCTCCATTCTCCGAAAGGGTACGCGTCGAGATCGACACTCGCGCCGGGAACATATCAGAATTGTCAGGAAGGAATGACAGACCCCTTGAGAGAATGCACTTCGTTCATGGAAAGGGAGACAAGAATTGCGCGAAGAATGCCCTCAAAGTCACACAGGTCGAGCACTTGGCATATCATATCTATTTTAGAGATAATCCTGAAGAAATAGGGCTGAAACAACGTCAAAATGACTGGTCAATCGACGCAATCAATCAAAGGGCGGTGACTGCGCTTCACACAATGGGAAAGATCGGGGAGTATGACGACGAACTCGCAGACGCGCTCTTGCGGTGGGAACAAATACTCGCAAATTCATGATATAGTACGGAGAGATCGCTCCGGGGCAGTGGCGGTCTCTTTTTTTGTCTTGACATATTCCTTTCGAGAGTATATTCTCTCAGTATGAAACCGCAACTTCATCAAAGAACATTCAATCGAGAGAGTCTTCGCATTTCTGAGTCGTTT